TCGGAGGTTGTGGATGAGAATGGACTGGTTCGCCAGAAGGGTGATGAGCCAGACGATCTCACCGATGGCCAGTTCAAAGTTCTCGGACTTCATCAGCTTATCGCCCAGGTTTTCCAGGCCACCGTAGCGACCGGCAATCTGCTTAGTGGCTCTGGTAGTCAGAACCAGGGAATATTCCTCACCGCCAATGGTGATGATTGCAGTGCGTTCAGTATCCATAGTTCCTCCTTATCAGGCGGTATAAGCGGGTTCGTAAACCTCGTTATACCAGTTGACGATGGTTTCCTCGGTGACGGAAGTATCGCCCTCCGTGACCTCTGCCTTCCAGGGATGCTTGCCCCGGGTATCGGGCTTGTTACGGCGCAGGATGGTACCTTCAATGGTGGGAGTGGAGAAGGTAATGCTGTCACCCTTGGTAGCCATGTTCGCCGCGGGGATACCGAACTTCACACGGTACAGCCAGAAATAACGGTACTTGCCGTTGGACTTCTTCGCCCGGAAACCGACAGCAACAGGAGTGCCGCCGTCCTCACTTGCGGATACGATAACGCCGTTGGCGTCGATGGTAGCACCACTGAGGTCAGATGCTACCGTGGAGCCGATGTCATCCACGCCCAGCGTCAGCTTGCCGCTCTTAAACTCTTTGACGATCTCCGCGGCACCGTCATCTGCATACAGAGTTGCCTCTGCCAGTTCCACGGAAAGGTCAGCAGACATGGCTTTTGCCAGCTGCACAGGCTTATCATAGGTTTCTTCGCCGTTCTCCGCCTCATTGATCTTAGCGTAGTACAGCTTATCTAGACCAATTGTTGCCATGGTCATTCCTCCATTTCATAGTAATGCGCCACATCAATGGCGTAATTGTGATAGCCGGATTCATCGTCATGACCGATATACCGGCGCTCTGTTATGGTCATGTCCGCAGCTAGGATCGCCCGGACGAGGGTATTCTTCCATCTGGTGTAGCTACCCTTTGTGAAAAGGGAGATACGCACTTCCTGGACATCCACACCGGGATCGTTGTCTGCATGGACATCAAAGGAGTCCGACATAGGTGTCAGCACCAGATATTCTGTTGGGGCAGTACCGGAAAACACACCGGTCTCCACGGCGATCCCCACATTTCCGGCAATGGTATTCAGATCTGCAAGCAGGCTCATAACTTTTGCACCTCCGCTTCCAGTGTGTCTTTCATGACTTGAATGCACTCCTTACGGGAGGCGGTCTTTGCAGGCTTTAGGAAAGGTTTGGGAACCTGCCCGTGTTTTCCGTATTCCAGTATGTTGGCGATCTTGGCGTTGCTGCCACCGTCGGAACGAGGCTCGGCAAAACCGACCTTGATATCGTGATTTCCGGAAGCGTCCACTTTAACGGGAGACAGACCGAGAGAGCCGACCAGTTCACCGGTGGAGCGGGAGTCATACTTGGTGCCGGTACCAACTACAGCGGAGAGGTTACCCTGGACTTTTTCCAGAACCACCTCACCACCGGCTCCCAGTACCGTTTCCGCAACAGAGTCCATATTGGAACCCAGCCGGGACAGCTTCAGCAAGAAATCCTCCGGCATCTTCACATCACATTTCGCCACTGGGCTTCACCTCTTTCGCCAGGACTTCCAGATACATTCCACGGCCTTTCACATTCTCAACACTGCTGATTTCAAAAAGATGCCCATCACAAAGGATCGTCATGTCGGTCGTGACCTCTGTATGGGGCATGACACGGAAGCGAAAAAGGTCTGTTGCATCTGTAAAAGATGCCCGGTTAGACCATTTCTCACTGCCATGCCGTCCCTCCCGGTATGCCCGGACGGTATTCACCGTGGATAATTCCACAGAGGAAAAGCCTTCCTCGTCTATGAGTATCCGCTTGACCTGCAGGTCAATCCAGGTGTTCATCATGCCGATAGACATACACTACACCTTCCAATCCCGGTCGAGCCGGAGCAGCAGATTGACTGTATGCCATACCTGCTGTCCGGCCTGGACATTATCAGAGAAGAAGCCGCCGGTACTACCGTCTCTGGATTCATAGAAGTGGGTCGACAGCATAATGACCGCCTGCTCGGTGGTGGGCGGCATGGGATCGACCTGGTAAGTACCCGCCGGGATGTGCTGGTAGCTTTCCGCATAGGAGATGGCAGCGGTAATGTATCCCGTTAGCAGATCGTTGTCATCGTTATGATCCAGAATCAGATTCTGTTTGACTTTCTTCAGAAGTTCTTCCATCATCGCTGCCACCTCCGGTTATTAGCCTGCCTTCTGCTGCAGGACCTTGATTGCTTCGGGCAGGATCAGCTTACCGTCCACACGCTGAGAACCCATAAAGCCGACCTGACCGGTCTGTGCGTACAGTTCGTTCAGACGCTTGAAGGAGCGGCCCTGGCGGTCGGCGATCCAGTAATACTTGAAGTCACCGAAAGCAATGGACTTAGCACCGGCAGCGATGGTGGGCATATAGGCAGAGGTGTACACGGGACGACCCAGCAGAGTGTGGGGAGCGTCTGCGGTCAGAGAGTTCTGCCACAGATACTGACCGTTGTTGTCCTTCAGCTTACGGACAGCCTTGATGGTGGCGTCATTCATGACCCACACAGCCTTGCTGCGGTAGGGAGCCTTCAGGGAATGGAACAGATCCATCAGTTCATCCGCAGTGATTGCGGTAGCGGAAGCTGCGGTCACACCGACCTCTGCACCACCGGCGTCTGCTAGGATACCCAGGGGCTTACCATTACCGTCACCCTGGAAGAAGGACTCCTCCTCACGGGCACCGATACGGCGGGCAAATTCACGGGAGATGTAGGCTTCCAGATCGAAGACGGAGTCACGGAGCAGTTCCTCAGACACCTTGATGGTGGTACCCAGCTTGTGAGCGCCGATGGTGATCTGGGAGAACTGATCATCGCTCTCTACATAGGGACCTTCCTCATCGATCCAGTTGGCGGTACCCTTGGAAGCCACCACAGGGATCTTACGCTCACCGCTGTCAGTGTTGATGGTATGGGCCAGTCGACGGAAGACGTTCTCTTCCTCCAGAGCCTCTACCAGATGTCGTTCGTACTCATCGGGGACCAGATAGCCACCTTCGGCATCGTCACCCACCTGCAGGGCATTGACCACCTGGGGCATGGGAGCCTTGGAGCGCATGACATTCCAGAAGCTGGAATTGTACTCGTCGGCAGCACGGCCGGTCTTGGTCTGTGCGGGAACGGTGGCAGTCATGGGCTTGCCGGTGATGGGAGTGGATACGGGCTTAGACAGATCAGCGTCGATTGCCTCACGGCGCTCCATACGCTTGATCTCATTGGTCAGGGCTGCCAGATCCTTCTCCATACCGGCATAGGTGGCATCATCTTCAGCAGACAGCACACCCTTGTTGTTGCGGTGGGTCTCCAGGAAGCCGTCCATGGTAGCCAGCAGCTTGGTTCGCTTATCACGCATTTCGATAATAGTCATAGTGTTATCCTCCAAAATTAGATGTAGTTCTTAATGGTGTTCAGATCTGCTCTGAGAGAATCCACAGAGCGACCCTGGGGTTCCTGCACCGCAGGAGTGGGATCGATTTTGCATTTTGCGGCGATCTTACCCATAAGGGAGTTCACCACAGATGCTTTGGAATGCAGCATGGAAACATTGGGAATACCCATGGCTTCCGTTTCACCGGATCGGCTGAGAATGCCGTCTGCGAAGCCCAGTTCGATGGCCTTATTGGCATCCATCCAGGTCTCAGCATCCATGAGATGGGACAGCTTTGCGCGGGAAAGTCCGGTTTTGATCTCGTAGGCGTTGATGATGGAATCCTTCACACTGCCCAGCATTTCGATGGCTTTCTGCATTTCGCCGGAGTCGCCGAAAGCGATGGTCATGGGGTTGTGGATCATCATCATGGATACCGGGGACATCAAAACCCTGGTACCCGCCATGGCGATAACGGAAGCAGCAGAGGCCGCAATGCCGTCGATCTGCACCGTGACGCTACCAGGGTAGTCCACCAGCATATTGTAGATTTGGGCAGCCGCTACACAGTCACCACCGGGGCTGTTGATCCAGACGGTGACATCGCCGCTACCGGACATGAGTTCGTCCTTGAACAGCTGGGGTGTCACATCATCGTCAAACCAGCTTTCCTCGGCGATGGTGCCGTTCAGATGCAAGATCCGCTCCGCCGGTGCCGTCTCCGTCGCTGCCTGGTTCGTCCAGTTCCAAAACTTCTTCATTGGGTTCGTTCTCCTTTCCGTTAGGATCAGTTGTATTGGCGAATGCTCCGGCATCTCGCATAGGGAGCATATTGCCGTTGATGAGGTAAAGGTCGCCGCCTTCTTCTGCCGGGATACGGTCCAGGTTTTCCAGTTCCCGGATATCATTGGCGGACATCCAGCCGTTCTGCCGACCGATGGCGTAA